TTGTGCAAAAAATGGAGAAGTCTGATGACTGAGTTTGACGTAGCGGCAGTAGACCTGTCTGGAATCTTGAACACCACTGCGGAGCAAAAAGCCAAGCAGTTGCCTGACCCCAAGCGGTTTCATATGTTGTGTGTCGTTCCCGAAGCAATGGAGGAATACCACGACAGTGAAGTGGGGCTGATTAAAGATGCCAAGACAATGCACTATGAGGAAGTACTCACTCCGGTTCTATTCGTTGTGAAGCTTGGCCCAGATTGCTACAAAGACGCTACCCGGTTCCCCAATGGACCGTCGTGCAAGGAAGGTGATTTTGTCATCGTCCGACCCAATACAGGCACCCGCCTGAAGATTCATGGCCGTGAATTCCGCATCATCAACGATGACTCGGTTGAAGCAGTTGTGGAAGACCCCCGTGGCATCACACGAGCATCATAAGGAGTAATCATGGCAACATTGCCTGCATTTAAAGGTGAAGACTACAAGTTTCCTGACGAACAGGAGGCCGTTGTTGAAGACAAGTTTGAGGTAGAAATCGAGGACGATACCCCTCCAGAGGACCGTGGGCGCAAGCCTATGAAGGAGCCTGTGGAAGACCCGACCGAAGACGAACTATCCTCCTATGACGAGAAGGTACAGGCTCGCATCAAAAAGTTCACCCGTGGCTATCACGATGAGCGTCGCGCCAAAGAGGAAGCCCTGCGCGAACGAGAAGCAGCCGAAACCTTCGCCCGACAAGTGTTTGAGGAGAACAAACGTCTCCAACAGCAGCTTTCTACGGGTAGCAAGGCGTTTATTGAGCAGACGCAATCCACCGCTGAAATCCAGCTTGGTGCCGCCAAAAAGCGGTACATGGACAAAGCCTCTGATATGAAGCCTATCGAGGTGGAGGACAAACAGTTTGTCTCCGCCCAACCCGCCGCTCCTAAGTTGGATCGCCGCACTCAAAAGTGGATAGATTCCAACAAAGAATGGTGGGGGGTAGACGATGAGATGACTATGACTGCTATGGGGCTTGACAAGAAGTTACAGAAGCAGTATGGTGCCGACTATATAGGTACTGAAGAGTACTTTGAAACCATCGATAAAACGATGCGCAAGAGATTTCCTGAGAAGTTTGAAGACGCTCAGAGCGATGAGGATGACGAACCGCCTCCAAATAAAAGAACGTCAGAACCGGCCTACGAGGATGATCCTCCACGCCGTGCAACAAAACCCGCTGCGGTGGTGGCCCCGGCCTCCCGTAGCACCCCGCCTAACCGTATTAAGTTAAAGGGGTCCGAAGCTGCGATTGCTCGCAGGCTTGGGGTCCCGATTGAAGAATACGCTAAACAGGTTGCCAAACTAAGAAGAGGTGAATAATGGATCAAATGCAAGTCAAAGCTGCTGAAAAAGCACAAAATCGTATGAGTCGTGAGTTGGACTCTCGTGCCGTGATGCAACGCCCAACAGCGTGGCGTCCGCCTGAGACCCTGCCCATGCCAGATGAACGTCCGGGGTGGAAACACCGCTACGTTCGCATCAGTACGTTGGGCACCGCTGATCCAAGCAACATTTCTTCAAAGTTACGCGAAGGCTACGAGCCGTGTAAAGCGGACGAGTATCCCGAGCTAATGATGCACGCTACCACCGAAGGTCGCTTTAAAGGCAACATTGAGGTGGGTGGACTGTTGCTCTGTCGGATTCCGACTGAGTTCTTGGAGCAGCGTATGAAATACTACGACACTCAAAATAGAGCCCAAATGGATTCCGTGGACAACAATTTTCTTCGTGACAGTGATCCTCGTATGCCTCTTTTTTCAGAGAAGAAAACGAAGGTTACTTTCGGTTCTGGTTCATAAACTTGGAGTCTTAAATGGCATATCCTACGATCGACAAGCCTTACGGCTTGAAGCCGATCAATCTGTATGGCGGTACCCCCTTCGCGGGCGCTACTCGCCAGTATCGGATTGCTTCGGCATACAACACTGGAATTTTTTACGGCGATGTTGTTGAGATGATTAACGATGGCACGATTATCAAATCTGCTATTACGACCGCTCGCGCAACCGTAACGACTTCACAGGTCATTGGCATTTTCTTGGGCTGTTCTTACGTTAACGCGCAAGGTCAGACCACTTTTGCCCAATACTTCCCTGCAAACACCACGGCTCCTACGGGTACGTTCATTACCGCTTACGTGTGTAATGATCCCAACACCCTGTTCAAAGCTGTGATCGCCGCAGGCGCAACTGCTGATGACGCAACTTCTGGTTTGCTGCCTTCCTCTACTACGCAATTTACCGTCATTGGTACCAACGTAGCTTTGGTGCAAAACAGCGGTTTGACGACTACTGGCGACAGCCGCGTAGCCGTTGCGTCGTCTGCAACCACTGGAACCTTACCCATGAACGTTGTTGACGTTGTTCAAGACACGTCTTATGTCAACGGTTCTGGCAACGTTGTGTTCCCCGAGGTCATCGTTCGCTGGAACTTTGAGATTCATACCACCACTATCGCTTCTGGCGTTTAATCAAGGAGCTAAATCATGGCTATTTCACGCGCACAACTGCTGAAAGAGTTGCTCCCTGGTCTGAACGCTTTGTTCGGTATGGAGTATTCTCGTTACGGCGAAGAACACAAAGAGATCTACGAAACTGAGACCTCTGAGCGTTCGTTTGAAGAAGAGACCAAACTGTCTGGATTCTCCGCCGCTCCGGTGAAGAACGAAGGCTCTGCAATTGCTTATGACAATGCGCAGGAAGCTTGGTCAACCCGCTATACGCACGAAGCTGCTTCGGTCATTAACAACGGTTTCTCCAACACCTACGCAGGTGGTGATGGCGTTTCCCTGTTCAATGCCAGCCACCCCTTGATCTCCGGTGGTGTCAACAGCAACACTCCCTCCACTCAAGCTGATTTGAACGAGACTTCTTTGGAAGCCGCCGTTATTCAGATCGCCGCTTGGACGGACGAGCGTGGTTTGTTGATCGCAGCCAAGCCCAAGAAGATGGTTGTTCCCCCTGCCCTGATGTTCGTGGCCAAGCGTTTGCTGGACACCGAACTGCGGGTCTCTACTGCTGATAACGATATCAACGCTATCAAGCAGATGGGTGCAATCCCTGAAGGCTACTGTGTCAATCACTTCTTGACTGACACCAATGGCTGGTACTTGACCACTGACGTGCCTAACGGTATGAAGCACTTTGTCCGCACCCCCTTGCAGAACAGCATGGACGGTGATTTCGACACTGGCAACGTCCGCTACAAGGCCCGTGAGCGTTACAGCTTCGGCTGGTCTGATCCCCTCGGTATGTGGGGTTCTTCAGGTTCAACCTGATAGATTCAGTACGGTAGAGGTGACTGGCCTGCCACTAGGGCTCCTTCGGGAGCCCTTTTTATTTGTTGCGCCCCATAAAAAACCGTGATATATTGGCTCCATTCCGGGGTTCCCGGTGTATCTGACAGTCCCGGCTGACGACATGCAGACAGATACGCCCCACTTGCATGTAAGGAAA